TGAATGTCACTTAGCATCTGGAATGAGTATTTCTAATGTAAGCAGGAACTGTATCAACGCACACTATAGAATAGGTGTTACAGGAACTATGCCAAAAGATGATGCTTCTAAATACACAATACTCGGCCATCTTGGACCAATATTATATACATTAGACGCAAAAACACTAATAGATGAAGGTGTTCTTTCTAAAATTGAAATTAGAAATGTTATAGTTAAGTATCCATCTCAGATGTGTTATAAGCGTAAAGACTACCAAGAAGAGATAACTGATATATTATCTTGTTCCTCTAGAAATAAAACTTTAGATTACATTCTAAACAAAGTTCAGGATAAGAGCAATATATTGATTCTAGTTCAAAGGATAGAACATTTAAAAATAGTTAGAGATTATATTGTCGATAATCATCAGAAGTATGATGTTTATGAGATATATGGAGATACAAGTCCGGAAGATAAAGAGTTAATAAGAAAAAATATGGAAATAAGCGAGAATGCTATAATAGTATCAACATTCTCTTCATTTTCAACTGGATTAAATGTTAAACGGCTACATCATGTATTATTTTACTCCTCATATAAATCAGAAATTAAAATACTCCAATCTATAGGAAGGGGTCTTAGAACGCACGAGACTAAGGATAAAGTGGTTATATGGGACGTAGTGGATGATATAAGATACCAGTATAATAAGAAATTGGTTAATAACTATTCGTACAATCATTGGAAAAATTTTAGATTATCTTATTACGAAGAGCAGAGATTCGATTACACGAACGAACAAATAAATATATAGAAGTTAAAGAGGTCTATCGCATGAATATTGAAAAAATTGAAAAATTGTTAGGAGCGCTTGCTAAGAAAGGAGATAAAGAAACTCTTAAACTTGTTGCTGATCTTTTACTAGAGATTTCTTCATTTGAAAGAAAGTTAGAACCTACAAAAAATATAGTTGAAGATGTTTTAGAGGAACAAATAATAGATAGTGTTGACGATATGGATAAGTATTCACATGCAGCGACTATATTAGACGGTCTCTCAGATTCTCCATACGATAGACGTACACCAAGAGTAAATTATAGTTCTGGAAATTCTCAGATTGCTACTTCTATGAATAGTGATATGCTAAGCCATGCGGATATGCTTATATAATGGCTGATTATGATGAATGGGATCCAATGCCAAATGGTTGGATTCAGAAAGCAACGTCGGCTTATAACAATGAAAGAGAATTATACGAAGTTCTTCAGATGGAGGCTTTTAATAATTATGGTGTACAGATGGTTTATTATCCAGTCACAACCTCTGCGGATAAAATATTTGGAGAAGACAATAATAGAGTAATAGCTCGAAGATTCGAATTTATGTCTTATTATGAACTATCTCCAGAGAATAAGCGTCTTGGTATAATGGGTATTACTGGAGAAGACGATTTTCCAATATACATAAGTATAACCCACTTCAATTATGTATCAACCTTTGATTCTTTTGGAACATCTGGAATTTATACTTTATATACACCGCATATTGGAGATATTATATTTTCTAAATATAACCATGAGTTTTATGTTGTGAAGATGGTTAGAGCTGAAGACAACATATTTCTTCAAGGAAAACATACATATACAATACAGTTAGAATTATATAAAAATAAATCGTATAGCTATTCAGAAGAATTAAAGCAAGCTAATCTTTTAGGAACAGATCAGATGTTTACATATCTATATGGTTCTACATCAGCTACAAGTGAAAATGATTTGTTTGATATGAAGGATGTTATAAATTTAGAGAAGATAAACATTTTATATACATCTGCATCTGAAGAGTGTCCACCTAAAGATCCATTTAATAATTGGTGGGGCGATAAATAGTTTAAAAAGGACTAACATATGCCAACACCATTAATGAAATCATTTGCTAAAGAGACACATAAGAAACCAAAAACTGTAGAGAAGATTTGGAAGAAAGCTGAACGAATAGTTAAGAAGGACTATGATATAGATGATAAGAATAGTAGATATTATCCATTAGTAGTTGGAACACTGAAACATCTATTGGGTATAGAGAAAATAGAGGAAGATGACGCGGTAGCATCGTGCGAAACTCCAATGACTACATCTAATATTGGAGACTATACATTCGCAAATAAAATTGGAGCACCTGCGGCGAGAGTGATTACCAGTGAGCCACTAATAGTAAATACATCTATAGATAAGAAAAACAAGAAGAAAAAGATAAAGACTGATAAAGAATATGATAAGTTGGTTAGATCTATAGTTAAGAATGTTAACAATGAAGGCTTAACATTAGATGAAGCAATCTCTTCCATGATAGAATATTATTGTGAAGGAAATAGTGACAATCCAGTTGACGACTCTTTGGATGCTTTAAGTAGATTCTTTGGTTTAGCGCCTTCTATATTTGATGATTTGAATTAATTGGAGTAATAATGCAAATAAGTATGAATCCATTTGGTGGATATTTTCTGAGAAGCAAAAATAAAATAGACGAGGAAAACCAAGAACAATTTCTTCGTAACTCGCAAGGTGTATCTCAGGAAGAACTAACACTGATTGACGCCATGCAGACTGCGTATGCTGGTGGAACAAATTATGGAGTAGATGCGTCATTTAATTCTACACAAACCGCATTTAGAAGTGTTTTCTCTAGTAAGAATCAGAAGTTAGGTACGTATAAGGAGATGTCTTATTTTCCCGAAATAGTAGACGCCTTATCAATAATATGTGACGAATCAATTTCTCCAGATGAAAATGGAGAGTATGTTAAACTAAAAATTCTAAAAGAGATTCCTGGTAGAGAAGAAAAACATATTAGAAAGACTTTCGATTACATACTAAAGGAAGTTTTAAAATTTGATTCTAGAGGATGGGAACTATTTAGAACATGGCTAATAGAGTCTGAACTATTTGTGGAAAAAGTATTAAATGATAAAGGTACAAAAATTTTAGGAATAAAAGTTTTGCCGGCGATTAATACATATCCAGTGTACGAAGGAAATGTTATAAAAAAATATGTTCAGACGACAAAGAAGATTAATCGCTATCGTCTAGATCAGGCAGCAGTATATGAAACATCTTTTGCTCCAGATCAGATCTGCTATATAAATTATGGACAATATGGATTTAATGTTTTAGATGTTAGAGGATTTTTAGAACCATCTATTAGAACATGGAATATGCTCAGAAATCTAGAAGATGCTGTTGTTATCTATAGAATAACAAGAGCACCTGAAAGAAGACTTTGGAATGTAGAAGGTGGAAGACTTCCTCCTGGAAAAGGAGAAGAGTTCTTAAGAAATCTTATTGCCAGATACAAGAAGGATTTCAATTACGATCCAACTACAGGTGCTGTTGATTCTAAGAAATTGTTCCAAGCACTAACACATGATTTCTGGTTCTTGAAGAAAGAAGGATCAGGAACAGAAGTTCAAGTTCTACAGTCTGGAATGAATCTCGGAGAAATTGATGATGTTAATTATATGCTTAGGAAGTTATATAAAACTCTAAGTATTCCTAGATCTAGATGGGAAGATACTTTAAACTCCGTTGCGTCTATGTCAGCTCCTGGCGAAATAACAAGAGAAGAGGTTAAATTTTCTAGATTTATAAATCGTCTTAGAAATCGCTTTAAGAAACTATTTTTGGATCTTCTAACTACACAGTTAAGACTTTCTAATCAGATAGATCAGAAATATACCAGGGAATCTTTATTTGATATAGAATATTGTGAGGAGAACGTATTTGCAGAACAGAAGCATCTATTAAATCTAAAATCCAGATTAGAAGTAGCCGCTATGATGAGTCAAGATATTGCTACCAAAGAAAATCCTAATGGACTATGGGCAAAAAGATACGTTATGGATAAAGTCTTTGGTATGGATGAAAACGAATATCAAGAACTTCAGAATATGATAGCTTCTGAAATAGAAGAGCAGACAGCAAATGCTACGGAAGCTGAGACATCAACTACAGAGGAAAATGGTACAGAACCTATACCACCATCAACTGGTATAGAAAATAAAGCTGGACCAGAATCTAATGATTTTGAAGGTGGCGCTGAAGTAGAATCTACTCCACCTCCAAGCGAGCAGCCAGAAGAGACAAGTCAAACCGCTGGAGCATCTGAAGATAACAAGATAGTAGTTCCTGAATAACAGACAAGATATTTAAACTCCTTTCCATAAATACTATGAAAAGGAGTTTTTTAATGACCAAAAAAATAGTAGAATTGGTTCAGGAAAAAGATTTTATAACATTAAAATCTATCTTGGAAGAAAAAGTCGCATATAAGATTAAAGAAAAGATAGATGCCAAGAAAGAAGAGTTTAAAGAAAAAGCTAAGTCTCTCTATGGTAGAAAACCACTAACTGAAACAGATCATGTCTTTTCAGAAAAACTTTATGCTAAATTGAATTCCAATGGTTATAAGAATATGGGTGGTGTTATACCACTTGGAAAAGATTACAAAGTTATGGTAGATGTTACTGGTAACGATGTAGAGGTGCAGGTTCTAAAAGGTAAAAGCGCAGTGTCGGCGAAATCTATATTTTTTGACACTACACCAATAGTTAAAGGATTAGAACACGCGGTAGCATTTGTGTCTCAGGTTATAAAAGAAGTTGTTCTTCCTGATATACACAAAGCAGATGAAAAGAAGGAAAAATAATGGAACGTTATAAACTTCTTACAGAGTTGGTTACATCTGAAGACATTAAGTATTGTGTTGAAGGTGAGGGATCGATCGCTGACAAGCAGTTTAGGATCAAAGGACCATTTCTTCTATCAGAAACAAAGAATCGAAATGGAAGAATATATCCTAAATCAATAATGGAAGGCGAAGTTCGTCGTTTCCATGACGAAAAGATAAAAACTAATAGAGCAGTTGGCGCTTTAGATCATCCACCTACGCCAACAGTAATGCTAAAAGATGCCTGTCACATAATAGAAGATCTATTTATGGAAGGAACTATAGGTTATGGTGTAGCTAGAATGTTAGATACTCCTGATGGTAGAATAGCAAAAACTCTTATGAGTGAAGGAATAAAGCTAGCCGTTTCGTCTAGAGGATTAGGTTCACTTCAAAATGGAGTAGTGGATTCAAATTTCAAACTATTAACGATTGATATTGTATCTGAACCATCCGCACAAATAGCATTCGTTGAATCTATCGTGGAAAATAAAGAATATATTATTCAGGACGATAAGATTGTAGAATGTGCTATGGAACAGTTTGAAAATTCTTTAGCAAAAAATGGTCAGAAGCGTCTTGCCGATGACTTAGCTGATTTTATATCAAAACTAAGAAAAAATCTATAACCAGTTCGATAAATAATTACATATAATCATAGGAGATAAGATGTCTGTACTTGACAAATTTAAAGATCAGTTGACACCAGAAGACTTCACAACACTTGAAGAATCTGTAAAAGAACTAATCGAAGAAAAAGCAAAAATTAGAGCAGAAGCACTTGTTGCTGAAGAGACTGTTAGAATCGAAGATCTTGCTGACGAATTTACTGAAAGAGAAATAGTTACAAGACTTAATGAAGCAGTATCTAAAATGGAAGCAGATTTTGAAGAAAAGACTTCTAAATTTAAAGAAGCTGCTGTAGAAAAAATCGAAGGATTTGCTGAACAGTATGTATCTGAACAGGTAGAATCTATAGTATCTGCAAAACTAGCCGCTCTTGATGAAGAGTATGAAACCGCTGTAAAAGAACTAGAAGAGACTGTTGTGTCTGATTTGGATACATTCCTAGATATGGAAATTTCAAATAATATTTCAAACGATCTATTAGAAGGAATTGCTATTAATGAGACATTTAAACCAATAGTTACTGGTATAAAGCAGTTGTTTGAATCTAATTTCGTTGCCCTAGATACTGACAGTAAAGTCATTGTTGACGCCGCTGAAGAGAAAGCAAAGAAATTAACATCCAAACTTAATGAAGCATATTCATCAAAGATGTCTCTACAGGAGAAAATCGACGAGCTTCAGACAAGTCTTCTTATTGCTACAAGAACTGATGGATTAACTGCTACTCAGAAGTCTAAAGTTAAGTCTATGTTTGAAGGAAAGAGTTATGATGAGGTTGCTAAGAAAATTGGCACATTTATAGAAGTTCTAGAA